CAGCAGATAACGCCAAGAGCGTGCTGTGTCGCGTACTTTTCGCGGAGTATCTGGACATTGATGTTCTCGCGGAAGTTTACCGCAAGTGCACTGTAGTTGCCGTAAAGCACAGTCTTTGCATTTGCCGCGATTTTAGGCATTGCGTCAGACAGATAAACAGGCTTACCAAGAAGCGTATAAGGGAACGCCTTGCTTGCGTCTGTCTGAATCATCATTCTGCCCGTTGTGTCCTTGATCTTTTTAATAGCTGTAAATGTGTCGTTGTTCATTGTCCAGCACGCTCCCTGCTGATATGCCTGCTTGACAGCGCCCTGAAGCTCGATGAGGTCGTCAACAGTGATCTTGTCATTATTGGCAGCGGTCACAGTGTTGGCGCAGTTAAGAATGCCCTGTGCCTGAGATGAGCCTGTGCCCGAGAGAAGCTGTTCTTCAATGAACGCGGAAACCTTTTCGGCGATCTTGTTGATAACAAAATCAACAACATTGATCTCGCTGTTGTTTTCAATACTCTTGCCGATCAAGACAAGTGCTGCCGCAAGATAACCGCCGAGGTCGATTGATGTGAACTTGCCGCTGTCAGCGGTGACTTCCTGAAATTCTGTAGCGTAGCCCACAGTTACATCATGTGTGCTGTTTGCAACCGTCCACTTAGGAATTTTAAGTGTGCCCTTGACATGATACATCTCTGCACCTGAAAGAATAGGACAGATGTCTCTGATCCTGTCAATGATCCTGTTTGCGATACTCTGAGGAATGATCGCACCGTTGTTGCCCATTGTGAGATTCTGCTCGCCTGCACGGTTTTCGGTCACGCCCAGAATGTAATTTTCAAAGGCGCGTTCTTCCATTTTCTTGGTTTCGTCTGCGTCAGGAACAGGATTTGCCATAGGCGGGTGGAAATTGTCAAGCGACATAGCGCGCTTTTCGGCATCGATAGTTTTGTCGATGTTCTTGATCTCGCCCTCGATACGGTCAAATTCCGCTGTTTCCTCGGGTGTCATAGCTCTCTCTTCGGTCTTAGCCTTGCCGAGGAGATCATCGAGCTGCTTCTTGTAATCTGCTCTTTTTTCGATGAGTTTCTTGATCATACTTTACCTCCGTTAAAAAATTGATATAAAAAAAGAACCTCGCGGTTCTGTTTTATCCTAATTCTGCAATGCGTTTTTCAAAGTCTGAATAATCAGGCTTCGGAATAGTCACCTGTGATTCGTCCTCAAACGTTCTTGTTTCCATAACCATATCACTGTCTGCCCGCACTTCAACAGATGTTGCAGCATAGCACGGCTGCTTGTGAACAACGAGCGTAATATGGTCGAGTTCAAGTGATTTTATGTGCCGTATCGGTATATCATCGGCACGCTGTTCCATGTCGTCCACAACGTTGTACATACCGAAACTCCAGCCTCTTATCTTGCCCTTTTTGGCAATGTCGATGAGGTCTTTGTCGCGCACGAGTACGTCTGCATGAAGTCCGATAGCGTCCTCGTAGACCGACAGCGTATTGTCGCGTGTAGAAGCATAGATGTGCGACTGGTCGTGGTCTACGCTCATAGTAACCTCGCCGTTGGATCTGAGCGCCTGTTCAAACGCTCTTTCTTCAATTACCTCGATGACCTTGCCGCGCGGCGTGATTATCGGACGTGACGGCTTGCCTGTTGTGTTCACATATCCGCAGATATGCACACCGTCTGCACGTTCTTCAATTTTTATCATTTTATCAGTCCTTTCTGATTTGGGGTATAAAAATAACACCTGTTAAGGTGCTAAATTCCGATATTTGATTAGTCTATTGTCTGCCAATCTTCCGACAACATATCTGCTTGACTTGCAAGCCAACCGAGCTGCACGCCAGAAGTACCAACAAAAGCGATAGCCTTATTGCCGATAGCTTCATGCTCTGCGTTCACGGTATAGCCGTCAGCGTTGATATAGCTGATATTTGAAGCAAGCTCAATATACTGATTCTTTCCATTCCAGCCGCTTCTCTGAACTCTGCCGCCCTTCTTCATAATTTCAATAGCGTGACCGAAGCTCATTTCTCCTGATATTTTATACGCTTCTTCAAACTGCTTTTTAGGTGACCACGAAATATATCCGTCTGAATACTTTACGAGATAACCTTCGTCGTCTGGGTTCTCGTCAGCAGGTATTGTCCAGCCACGATATTTGTTGTAGTCACCCCTCGTCATAGGTTCTGCTTCGATTGTTTTTGTGCCAATGTACTTTTCCATTTTTAATCCTCCGTGATAACTTTGTTCTCGAACTTCTTGTAAGCGTCGAGATACCATTCCTTCTTGTCGCCGTTGTATGTCATCTCATAGTACATACCGTCACACAGCGTACTGGAGATAAGATACTTCCAGTTCTGCAAGGCTTTGCACTTCCAGACCATATAGACATCAAAAGGCGGAACAGTATCCGTCTTGTCGAGATGTGCAAATATATAATCTCTGACTATTTTCAGTGCTTTCTCGTCCATTCTCCTCGCCTCCTTCAAATGGGTATAAGAAAACCGCTCCAAAAGGGGCGGTATAATTATTAAGTTTGGTTCTGATTTGTGCCGAACTTTGCAAAAAACGGCTGTTTTTGAGAAGTTGGTTAAATTGATATGTTCCCGGACATTAAATCTGGTAACAGTGCATCTCTCATTTCTGCTAAATAGCGATTTTCTTCGTTATTAAGATACATTATATGTTGCTTCCAAATCGACATTATTGAAACCAATATGCTTGAAACAGCGTCCGAGCTGTTATTTTTAAAAGTAAATTCATTTTTGTTTTTTGTGAACTGAACGTAATCTGTCTTTTTTAACTTTTCTCCGGTTAATTTGAAAAGCAAGTCATTAAAATTTTTATCATTCTGCTCACGACTATACAATTCGATGTCAAATCCAAATCTTTTTGCGAGCGTTTCATTGATAACTAATTTACAACAATTCTGCTCGTTCCTTACACGGTTAATGTCACTTAAAATATCGCCGTATGACCTGTGGCTCGGCATTTTATATACAAATTCTATAAATATGCTTGGAGCAAGTTTGTATCCGCTTGATTTTATATCCTCAATACTTGCGCTTTTTGAAAATTCGGCTTGAGCTGTTCTTTGCTTAACCGCCGTAAGTGCTTTTTCAATCTGCTCATCACTGAAAGTTTTAACGCTCTTAGTATAAATTCTGTTTGTATGGCTTGCGCCGCCAAACTGTCCTTTCTGTGCTCTTGTTTCTTCGGTGTATGTGTTTCGCATATCAACAAACGCCGTCATAGTATCGGTTTTATCGTTTCTTATATGAAAGAGACAAGTGCCAATACTTGTTGCTTCAAACATTTCGCCGGGATTTATCACAACAGCATTTTAGCCTTTACGATTTGTTCGACAATACCAATTTCAGCGGTCGTTGACGGCGATAAGACGCCGCACGGAAGTATCAAGCAAGAGGATTTTGCGGTATTTAATGCAGTAAGTACAAAAGCATAGTTCGCATTACTTGAAGGAGGAGCTCCAAAATTGACATAACGTTCATCAAGTGCTATAAACGGCTCAGGTGTCCATTTTATATTATACGGCGGATTTGAGATACAGACATCGGTATGTATGCTTCTCGGCGGCTTAACTTCTTCGATATTTGAATATTTTTCTGTCGGAGTAAGTTTATACGCTTTCATTTTTTCACCTTTTATAACATCACCGTGAATTACAACAGCAGACATATTCCGCATAGCAAGATTACAAAGAAGAAAAGGTATTACTCTCTCGTCAAATTCTTCGCAAACAAATTGACATTTTGAATTGAGTTGCCATGCCTGAATCGTCAGTGCTCCCGAACCTGCGCACATATCATAGCAACTTTTCGCATTTTCAACACCTGCTATTTTTACACACATACGCGCAAGAGTTTTTGGCGTGTAGTCCTGCATTTTCTCTTTTCTGTCTGCCATATAGTACTGAAATATCGGCTGAAGATTATCAGTTGATAAATCTGGAAAATTGCTTATCCACTCGTCAAAAAAATCATTTTTGCATGAAAAAAGCACCTGCAATAATTTTTGCGGTGCCTCAATGACATTTTCAATTTTTAAAAGCTCTTTAAAGACCGAGCAAAGTTCTGTAAGTTCCATTATTACCTCTTTCATGCAAGTTAAAATCAAGTGCAATCAATTGCACACGGGTATAAGAAAACCGCTCAACCTTGGTTAAGCGGCATTAATGGTATTAATCTTCGTCCTGATCTTCATAAACAGGGGGAACGTCATCCCAGCTTGTAAGCTTTTCATTTTCTTTCTCAGCTTCAATGCAAGCCTTTTCTCGTTCTTCAGGAGAAAGCCCACTGTCTATATAGTGTCCTCGCTTAAAAGCCATTATCTTTCACTCCATTCTATTCCATAATCCCGTTGATATTGTTTCAACGTTATAGTTTCTCTGAATTGCCCGTCATTACCTTTACGGAAACTCAAAGGTCGTATTTACCGATCTTTGAATTACACACCTGTTCTCCTCATCAACTCTCGCTGATTGCCAGCATTTCAAGAGCATCAATTATAGATACTGCCATGTCTCCTCGCTCACCTATTGAAGCTTCATCGGTACCGTTTTCAAGGGACTTCATACATTCCTCCGTTTCGATATTGAAGCATTTAAGTCGGATATTCTGTAATCTTTCCTTATCTTCATAATCAATGTCGGTTATTTCAAATTCCTCTTTCAGAAATTTAACCTGTGAATCAGATAATTTCTTCATAGATACCTCCTTAAAGCTTTATAGCAGAGATTATATTGCCGTTGCTGCTGTATACGATTCTCAAACCATCTTTCTGTACACAATTTGTATTCGGCTGATTTCCCGGATAGCTGCTCGTTGGATACCGCAAGGTATTCTTGACAGAATCGGCGGAAACTTTTCTTTCAATCATTCGATCAGCCGCATGAGCGCTGACACCCGAAATAACAGTGCCGTCAATTGCTTTTGTACCTTTTAATTCCCTGATAAATTCTTTTCTTTGTTCTGCTTTTTTATTTATTATATCACTTTCGTCCGATTTGTCAACATTTTTCTTAGCCGAACCGCCACCGCCCGAACCGCTTGCAAATCTCCCCTTGGAATCGTGATTATGGTTGTAGCGCAGCTCGATGCCCTCGGCTCGGCTTTCGCCCGTCAGCAGATTGCTTGTCTGACCGGTATTCGGAGTGAACACTTCCATTGTCTCGGGGTTGAGAAGAATATCGCCAAGCCCCATAGTTATGAAATTGAATCCGACAGGTTCGTAATCTTCCTCGCGGCGTACCTCATCAATTTGCAGGAAGTGTTTTTCCAGTGCGATCGCATACGCTTCATAGCGTTCTTTCATGTTGCCGCGCGTCAGTTCTCGCGTGTCGAAAGACCAGTAATAGCCTTTCTCTTTCTCATCTTCGTAAAGCATAACAGTATCAAGAACCGTCTCTATCCGATTGACAATAGATACAACAACGGATATGAACTGT